TAATCAACGATCTGCGGTTCAGTCATTGCCTGTCCTTTTGTCGGTACTCCGACCCTAGAACATAGATCAAGCCTTAGGTGGGATTTCCCCGAACACCTTTAAGAATGCGGCTTTTACAAAGATCACCGAGTCGGCGGCCTGTGGGGTTATCTCCACGTGGAACCAGTCGCCCCCAGGGCTACCTGACACCGTTGGCTTGCTGTACTTTTTCCATGCTTGACGATCGCAACGCCATGACCGACCGTACGGTGCAGGGAAATAGTCAATAACCATTTCAATGCCCAGATCATTGGCGTGTGCAACAAGCAGTTCAATGAACGGTAAAGCTGCTTTGCGTGATGCGTTTGGGTGACGTTCACCGCCTCGATAAGACAAGTCAACCGCCCTGCCGGTGGCGTGAACGCTTAGGGAACCTGGTTTCCCTTTGACGTCGCGCACACCCCACGACCCATTATTGAACATGGCGTTGTTTGAGTGATGCAGTACTTGTTTTATAAACTCGTTCATGCCGGCACGTGGGCCAGCGGATGCGCCGTCGCTGTTGCCTGTGTATGGTCTTGCGTCGGGGTTAGCTTTGGCTGTTGCCACGGCCAAACTTCATGTCTTTGGGGTTGAAGTAACGCAATGCTGTTGGGCAGACCGCGCCGATCGCAGCTGCTAAAAGTGCTGATGGGTCGGTGTTGCCTGTAACGGCTAACGCGACAACGGCGGCGAGCATTGAGCGACCGTATGAGGCGAGTAGGGCTTTGTCACTTGCTTTCATCTTCTGCTCCTTTGTCCTTTGTTTTAGATTTTAGTCCGTTGCTGGCCACTAAGCCTGACAACGTGCCGGTCATAAACACGGTCAGCGTGGATAAGAGATCAATAAACGCGGCGTCATTGGGTGCTTGTTTTCCGATCGGCTGGGTCACAAACATGAGTGACCATACAAATCCGATGACTGTTATGGCAAAAACGACCGCCATGATTGCGCCAACAAACACAATCAAGCGTGCGTGTAGGTCTTCAGGTTTGAGGCGGTTCTTCATAAATCAAATCTCGAGTGCACGTTCCAGATGGGTTGCATAATGGTGGCTGACATTCTGGGTTTTCCCAGTTTGCAGCGTCTTGGCATGGGTAACGGTATGACCCGTTATACCCACAGCTAGAGCATCCCCACACAACGACTGCGATGAGCACGGCATAGCCGAGCAGATAACGCCAGCGCATTATTCGTTTGCTGGGTTAGATGCGTTTTGTTCTGCTTCAATTCGAGCGGCTTCTTCTGGTGTTGCTTCGCGTACTTCGTCATCAATTTGCACCATGTAAGTCATGTTGTTTCCTAACTGTTTGCGTAACCGTAAACGCGAATTGTGCCACCCGTTAATGTTCCGCTACCAGCAGTCAAAGTGAACGCCGTGTATGAGGTTGCGTCTTGCAAAATAGACGTAACTGGGCCTCTGCCATTGTTGTTCGTATCGTTAAATCCCAATATGCCGTTTACATAAGTGTGTTTAGCCAAAAACGGGTTAAACACTTCTGCGTTCATTTGCACAATGTTCGTGTTAACTTCTCCAATTGGAATACTTGACCCGGCGGCAGAACTTGATGCGCCAGCACCATTTGCTGTATTTCCAAAAAGATATGCCCATTTGTAACCAGAACTTGTTGCACCAAACGTTAATAAAATTTGCGCGTTTGACGACGAAGCAACTCCGCCAGTAATTATAATTTTGTATGCGTCATAAGTTGCACTAAATGCGCCCGTAACTGTGACAGCCGAAACTCCTGTTCCAATAGTCTGTGCTTTTACGAACTGCAGACCGCCAGCTGCAGCAAAATTGTTGTTAAGCGACGCTGCGGTCAAAACCTCGCCGGCGGTGTATGTAGTAAGTGGCATATTGCTCCTTATCCTAAAACATTTTCTTCGTCAAGTGTGCCATACACCGCGTCATCCAATATCAATTCAAACACGATCGTGGTCGGCGCGGTTGAGTAAAGCACCCTGTGGCCTGTGCTGAAGTCCAGATAATGCTCAATGCCCTCAACTGACAGCTCTTGGGCCAACTGGGTCGTGCCGGCACCGCTTGGAAATGTCTTTTCTATGGTGATGGTGTCGCCGATGTCCACGGTTGCCAGCGTGTCTTTTTGGGCTGTGGTCAGCATCAGGAATTTGGTTGCCACGGATGTGTAACGGGCTTCAGGTTCTGGGTTGAGCAAATAGGAAGCAGCGGTGTCAATTGATGGTTGTTCGTGGAGCAGACTGTTTGTGATGCTTGAAGTTTGAATAAAATAAGTTGCAATTGATGTTGCGTTGTCGGCTGTTGCGGTGTTGCCGTTTAGGCCTGTTACAACGCTTCTATTCACGACTGCGTCGGCTTCAAACGAGATGCCCACGCCGTCGTATTTGTACTCTGTGCCGTCATCATGAAAATCGGCTACAGGAGCGCTAAGAGTCGTGCCAATGCGATTTTGGAATGTGAGCACCCCAGAACGCGACATGAACAAACGACCAAACTCGGCGGTTTCGTTGATCTGTGTGATGTACTGCAAAACGTTTGTTCCTGCCGGCACGGTGTATGCGGCGGCGTGGCCAAGGTTGACGGTGCCTGTAGCAATGTCTCGAGCGCCTGCAGGGAAATCAACTTCTGGTAAGTCTAGGACTGTTTCTATGCGTTCGCCTGATGTTTCGTCTGCGACGTTTAATTCGTTTAGGTAGGTTTGTGCAAGCAGGTAGAACTGGTCAGCGCAGTACACAGTAACTGTGTCTAAAGTTCCGAGACCAAAATTATAATCAAAATTGACAACGTAACCAGAAAAGATTGATTCGGGCACATTGGTGTTGCTGTATCGAATAAGTTGCACGGCGCGCAATGGTGCAAGACCTGGCTTGGCTTCTGCGGTGTCGTAGTAAGGGCTGTTTTCGTCAAACGGGTTAAAGATGCCGTCCACGTCTTGAATGGTGAATGTCATTGTGCCAGCGCTGAATTGATCGCCCACGTCACGGCGACCGCGGCGCACCATCACATTGGTTACTGAGTCCATGACGTCTGCAAACTCGGTTGTGCCGTCAAGCACGTATGTAGTGTTGTCAAGTACGCCCTTTATAGGGTCGTCAAGCGTAAACGCGTCAACAATAAACCCTGTGGCGATCTTGAGGTCATAGTTGCCCGAGTCAACAACAGCTGTGCCGGGCATCAGGCGACCTGTAGTTGCAACGGCCCAGCAGACCTCGAGTATGCGCGCAACGCGTTAACAACGCTTTCACCGATCTCAGCGCTTGTGGCAAGTCCGCCAGTCACGTTGATGGTTATACCGCCACCGTTGTTCATGCGATCTAATGGCACTACGGCTTCTGGGCCTGCTTCACCGATCAGCGCCAAAGTAGGTGAGTTGACGATGCCACCATCAGCTAGTCGAGGAATGTTCATGCGACTAGGTGCAGAAGTTGGCGTGCCACCAAGTTGAGGCACAGGCACAGTTGGGGCTTTTGGCAGATCAGGCAACAACGGAATTGAGTTGTACGCGCTAATAATCATGTTGACCGCGCCGATTGCCGCATTGACCATGCCAGCAAAAAAGCCAATTACGGTGTTGACGATTGCGTTGATGCCGTCACGGAACCACTCAAACTTTTTGTACGCAGTTACAAGCGCCACGACCAGTAACGCAATGCCGGCAGCGATCAGGGCAAACGGGTTGAGCGCCATAGCAATGTTGGTGACCACGATTGCGGCGGCTACTGCTGCGATTGCGCCAGCAATGGCCAGGAACGCTTCTGGGTTGTCTTGTGCCCACATCGCAAACTTGTTCAAGATCGGGAGCACGGCCTCAACTACTGGCAACAGCGCGGCACCGATTGACTCTTTAGTTTCGCCAATGGAGTTAGACAAGATTTTCATTTTGCCTGCTGCGGTATCTGCTGCGTTTGCAGTTGCACCGCCAAACGTACCGCCAAGAACGTCCATGATTTCGTTAAGGCTGGCGCCTTCTTTAATCATCGTGGCCATCTCTGGACTCAATGATCGCAGCGCCTTAAAGTTGCCTTGATAAGCCTTAGCAAGCGCATCTGCAACGGTGGCGCTGCTGGTGCCTGTGGCTGTGCTTATGTCCATAACAAGGTTCATGTCGCGCATGGCCATGTCCACGTCTTTTGTACCGCGCACAAGAGCTTCTAAAGCCAAGCGGTATTCGGTGTCAGCAACACCAGACGCTCGAGACATCGCGCTGATCTGATCTTCGATCTGTGCAGTTTGGGCTTTTCCTGCGCCAGTCACATTTTGCAAAGTAAGCGCTAAAGCCGCCTGCTCCTGCTGGTCTTCCATTGCGGCCTTGGTTGCATCGCCAAGTGCTAACGCCAAACCGCCAAGCGCCGCAGCTGCCGGCACCGCTGCTTTCTTAATTGCAAACTGGGCTTTTTCCGATGTCGTTTCCAGTTGCTTAAATTGGGCAATAGCCTTCTTAATCCCTTTGCCGTCAAACTCTGAAATGATCGGGATATTGATTGCCATTACGCGGTCTCTCTGTTCGCTTCATCCATGACGCGCTTAACCAACTGCTCCATCTCGGACATGACATCGTTCTGGCGTTGCTCGT